GTCATCATTAACCTCCTCGTAGGTAATGCGCTTAACTCGAGGATCTAAAGTCCTTTCTCCGAGATACTCCCATTTTACACTCTTTTCTCCCAGCTTGTCAAGGACAGATTGTTCAATAGAAGCAGCATTATCTTCTGCTAAAATTTCCATTTTACCATGATAATTATAAGCCCAAATTTGTACGAGGAATTTCTTCATTTTTACACCTTGCATAAAAAAGGGGCGGAATTGTGTTCCGCCCCTAATTATTTATTTATTATATATCTGATCCGAAGATACCTCTAGGGTCAGAGAATCCGAAAACGTATCTCTCTCTAGCTTTGTATCTTACATTACCAGTATCGAAGTCACCTTCCATTGAAGTTTTCAATGGAGCTCTCATAAAGTGTTTCAATCCATTAGGAACATCAGTTTTAATGAACCATTTACTAGTATCAGTTAAGTAGTGATTAACTACATAACCTTCTGGTATTGCGCCCATATTATTGATCGCATTGATGTCATTATCAGCTGTTCCAGTTCTACCTTTAGACTTCATCAGTCTTTCAGCAGTAAATTGAAGCGCAGAAGGAATTACTAATTTCGTTCCTCTAGCTGCAATTTTAAGACCTCTTTCATCAGTCATAGCAGCGATATCTATCAATGCTTGTTCTAATGAAGTTTCATTCAAATCAGCTGCTGTAGCTAATTCGTTTGAAAAAGTCCCTGCTAAAGTAGGATGGTCAGTCGCGCAAAGCGCCTTACCATCACCACCAACGTAGGATGTACTGAACGCGTTATTTAAAACAGCCGCGCCTTTAACTTGTTTTGTATTAGCCATAGATCTTGCTAAAGCTTTTGTGTATCTGCTTGCAAGTCTATCGTACAAATTGTCCTCGATCGCTTCTTCAGTGATCGCGAACGCAAGTGCGATTGTTTCATTTGTATAACGAGCTGTGAAAGTCTCTTGAGCGCTATCGTATGATATGCCCTGACCTTCAGGTTTAACAGTTGCATTAGCGAAACCTGCTAACATTACTTCTTCTTCAAAAGCTCTGTCAGAATTTTCAGTTTCAAAAATTTCAGCTGCTTCGTTTACGTATTGTTTATACTCAAGTCCAAATAGTGCATTTAGACCTGGCTCTAGTTCTTTAACTAGCTGTGCTCTTGATATTGCCATTTTCTATATACTCCTATTATGAGACTATAAGACGGCCGATTGAACCCGGTGCAAATTTAACTACTACGTTAGAATTTGTAGCCGAATTATCAGCATTCAAAGGATCGTTAGCGACTCTTACAATCATGAGTGCAGCTTGGGCTGTTCCTGTTGCAGTTTCTGAACCTATATCTAATGTGATAATAGATTGTCCAGAATACTCATCAGTTCCAGAAGTTCCCGTTGCTCCATCATTGACGTTGTAAGTAAGAGTTCCGAGCATTTTTGCAATTGCAACACTTGCATCGCATTTTACCACGTACTCTTGAAATGGATAGTCATTAACAAATCCAACACCATCAGATGATCCTGTATTGTAGTTGGTACCGAATGCTTGACTAGCTGCTACAAAATTCGCCCATGTTGGTTTGCTTGTAGTGCTATCTACATAGAAAGCACCATTAACAACTCCAATCATAGGTTGTAGTGTAGAAAGATTAATCTTCCAAGCATTACCACCTGCTACTCCATCATCCATAGTGCTTGCCGAGGCGTCTTGTAGATATCCATCGCTACCACCCGTTCCTTGTAAATTAACTGGGTCGTTTTGATAAATACCTATGCCTGGGGCGCTTTCGATTGGGTACTCAGAAAGTCCTTGAGGAGCTGGTGTGCTGCCCAAAGTGTAAGTCGATCTAAGACCAAATCCACCTGTTTGATTTGCCATAGTTTGTCTCCTTGTGTCCCCGAAGGGACGGTTTATAAAATTTCGTTGGTTTAGGAATTACTAAAAAATTTAGTTTTTCTTTGTACCACCGAAGGTTACACGAGTCTGCCTTTCTTGTGAGATTGGCATACTTGGGTGCTGTTCCTTCAGAATATCGTGTTTAATAGCTTCTTCTTTAGCTTCGTTTTGCTTGTCATAATAATCTTGACGAGCTTTCGCGATTTCTTCTGGTATCCTAGCCAGCACTAGGCCTCCTACTCCGATCATTCCTGCGTATTTGCCTTCCTTCATAACTGGATAATCTTCTTCAGGATATTCATCAGCTCTTACGAGCTCATATCCTGATCTTATCATAGCCGTCATATTCTTTGTATCATCAAAGCCCATAACTTCTGCTCTTATCCATCTATGTCGGTAACCAGCCGGCGCATTTGGTGCATCGAGAGATGAGGGTGGAGTCCATACTACTTTTTTAGCTGTTTTAGCTTTAGTTTGACTCGCACGTGAAGTTTTTTTATCGTCTGTTTCCATATGCTTATACTCCTTCCGTGATTTTTAATTGTTTTGCATAATCTTCTAGTGGCACCCCTAATCTTTTAGCAATTGCTACCTGTGAGGGTGTGAGTTTGACAGTTTTTCTGCGTCCTGTTAAAGCTGAACGTTTCGCTGATGCTACATTCTGAGAAGGTTTTTCTCTTTCTGTAGAAGTTCCTTCCATCTTACCAAATTTATGGGGGAATTCAAGTCTTATTCTTTTATCCACCTCATTATAGTAATCATTTGATTTAGGATCAAAACCTTCTTCATCTACAAGCTTTTTATGTATATCAAAAGCCGTGTAAGTCATGGCAGAATCGTTGCCAAACCAAGTATTTTTAACGGCCCAGTCTTCTGCTTTAGGATCAGGAGTAACTTGTGGCCTATATTGTTGAGGCGTAATCCTAACATCCTTTTCTTGAGCTTTTGAAGTTTCAGCTATTTTTAAAGCATTTAATCTTGCTGCATCCATTGTTAGAGTAGCAATTTGCTCTTGTGCAGTAACCTGTCCTTCAACGTTTTGAGATTCAATAGCAGTTTTTAAAGCCTGTTTAGCGGCTTTCATATTAGTCTTAACTCTGCTTTCAAATTCAGAAACATAAGATTTATCTAATCTAGAAAATTTATTTTCTAAATCTTCTTTATCTCTTTTTACTGATTGAGCGTAAACGACAGCTTCTTCTTTTTGTCGTTCTGCTTCACGCATTTTACGAGTTAGTTTAGCAATACGTTTTTGAACGCCTTCACTATATTTTTCTAACTCTTCTTTTTTCTCATCCGTTTTTTCTTCTTTCTCTTCTTCAACTTCTCCGCCTTCTTTTTTTTCTTCGGGCTGTGTTACTTCCTCAACCTCTATCTTCTCTTCTTTGGGTGCTTCAGTTTTTTCTGGTTCACCTTTCTCATCTAAATTAATTTCAGTTGCTTTTTCATCAGCTTCCCCTACATCAATTAGATCTCCTTTTTTTTCTTCTTGTGGCATAGTTCCTTTCCTATGTTAAATATGATGAAGAACAGCTTCAGGATCTTTAATTGTTCCTAAAACCTCATCATCGTTTAAGAGTCGAACTTCTCCACCTTCTATTGGTAATCTTGAACCCGCATAGCGAGCAAAGATAACCCAATCTCCTTTTTTACACCAAGGTCCCGATGTAAATTTCTTCTCTGAATAACATAAGGGTCCCATTTTTAAAACATAGCCACAATTTGTGGCTATTCTTAATTTATCTAAAGTTTCTTGTGCAATAATAATTCCACCTTTAGTTTTATCTTTAGGTGTAAAAGGTAAAACTAAAATTCTCCAACCCGAAGGGTCAGGTAATTGATCAGTGTTTGTAATATTGTCGGGATGTAAAGGTTCTTTTAAATTTTGTGATTCTTCTTTATATTTATCTTGCAAAGCAGGTTTATGCTTTGGGACTTCCTTTTTTAATGTCGACGACGTTTCCGCCTGTGTCATTTTGCTCCTTCGTTTGTAGCAGGTTAGAGATTTCCTGTAATGTTAATTGTACAGCATGTGCCTGTCCCAATAAATACTTGTATTTTTCGAGATTGTCAACCGCTGTACCCGCTAACATGGCATCGCCAATCGTTTGTAAATTTTCCTTAAGTCTCTTCTGAATTTTATTAATTAAAATTAAGTCGTCCACTATTTGATGGCGATTCCGCCACCTCTATTAGCTTTACCCATAGATTGAACATGACCACCTTTGTTCAAAGCAACACCTTTACCTCTTTTAGCAATTCCGCCGCCTCGAAGCCCACTTACAATTCTTCTTTTTTCGTCACGAAGATTTCGTGCGCCTCTTCGAGTATGTGCTCTTTCAGCATCAACTCTGCCTAGTTCTTCTAGTCTATTTTCTCTACTTGTATTTGCCATAATTATCCTCTTTTTCTAGCCATCTTTCTAAAAGTTTTAGCTAAGTTATATCTTTTAGATCCTGGAGGACAAGATTTACTTCCAAATTTTTTACCTGTGCAAACTCCTTTAGTTCCTCTTCGTTTAATAGATGCATCAACTTCTTGAATCCATTTTCCACTTTTAGCTCCAACACGACCACCTTTAGCCATCGGATAACGGTCTTCACGACTCGCCATGATTTCTTTTTTATTCATCGCAGTGGAATTAAAAAATTGTGGCATTATCTATTGATTTTTCCAGATTTTTTAGCTGCGCTTCCAAATTACCATAAGATTCATCTCTGCTCGCTTTTAACTGTGCTGCAGTTCTTGGCTTTCTGATTCTCATTGCAATGGATTCGTCTTTACGATCTGTGTATCCCTGTTTCTTAACAGAACCAGCTTCCCCATAAGGGAATCTTACATTAGATCTTACTCCGTTTTGTCTCATAGTTTTTTTCCTTTAAGTATAATACTTAGTTTTTTTGCGTCTGTCACTCATTACTTTACCACATCCCCTTGCGATTGCAACACGAGTGGGACCACCATCTTTATATTCTTTTTCCCATCTCTTTGCAATCTCTGGATGATTAGCATGTAAATATTTTCTTTGTTTTTCAGACTGAAATGGCATTATTTCTTCTTACCACCATTCCTGAATATCTGTGTTCCCTTGATGCCAAAAACGCTCGCCACAACCAAAATCCACAAATTTGTAAACCATTTTGGCAGATTCGAAAAATGCTCAAAAAAGATGTTTATCTTCTCCATAGCGCCCGGATCGTTCGACCAAACCCCATATGCGAGCACAATTATCGGGAGTGTTAAAATCGCCAAAACGATTTCGTCCTTATAATCGTTATCTCGCGATTCTAAAAGTTTGCCCTGGTAAGTTTCCTCACCTCGGGCCATTTTTTCTGCATGCATCAATTGTGCATCAGACATTGCCATTTTAGTTCTTTGTTTATTCGAATAAACTTTGGCTCCTGCTTGCAGGGCCATTTTTGCTAATCCAAACCACATATTATGTCCAGGTTACTGGTTTTTGTGGTCGAGCAGCACGAGTTCCTGTAACAGCGTTTCTATCTTTTTTATCGCCGCTTGTTTTCACCGGTTTGTTATTTCTATTTACATCCGG